ATACATTCATGAATTGCCGTACCGAAGACATTAAAAATGGATGGCTCCCAAGATTTCTTTTTGTGAATATATTGCAATTCCCAGTTTCTAGGACACCCATTATACATGTTTAACTGACTATAAGAAAGCGTCTTCTTACCTGCTTTTTTTGCTTGTATATAATATTTTGTGTACTTTTCCATATTTTCCTACTACTAATATAATAAAAAAAGTCCAATAAAAAAAATTATTTTGGACTTTTATTTTCATTATGTTCGATTAATTTGTCGAGATATTGTTTGGCTTTTTTTAAGTCTTCCAGACCATTTTTAGTTCGCCACCTTGTTACATACTTTATAACATTACCCTCAAAGAAATCGAGATCGTGAGAATGTGCATAATCCCACATTTCGATTCCTTTGGTGTAATGCTTAGGATGCTTTATTACATCTTCAGCCATATTAACTTTTGGGTAAAAATTCTTTATTTATATGACCACAAGAATCACATTTATAAACTTGTAAAGGTATCATAGATTCCTTACCATTAGGTGAAAGAACAGCCGATATTTTCTTAAATAAAAATGCCATAGTAAATGTTTGATTTTCGCACTTTTCGCAAACTACATCTAATAGGTCATCAGGATTTATATTTAATTGAGGATTCTGATTCATGGCTTCTCCTACATCATACCAGGTATTTGTGGCATAACATCTTTGTCTTGTTTTTGTTTAGTTACTATACACTCGGTTATTAACATAGTTCCTGCAACGGAAGCTGCTTTTTCTAATGCCACTCTCGTTACTTTTAGAGGATCTATAATACCTGCTTCAAACATGTCACCATAAGTTTCTTTTCTAGCATCGTAGCCATAATTAAAAGTTTCTGATTCAGGGTCTTCTTCAGGTCTTGAGTCATAGATGTTATTCCAAATAACTTCCGAGTTTAAGCCTGCATTTTCCATTATTGATCTAAATGGAGATTTACATGCTTTAAGAATTAAATTCGCACCATTTATTTGTTCCGAATTTTCGAAATCATCTTCGGCAAATTCTACTTGGGCAGCAGCTTTTATTAGGGCTACTCCACCACCTGGTACAATACCTTCATTTATAGCTGCACGAGTAGCATGGAGTGCATCTTCTACACGATCTTTTTTCTCTTTCATTTCTATTTCTGATTCCGCACCAATTCTGACAATAGCTACACCACCTGCCAACTTAGACATTCGGTCTTGTAATTTTTCTTTGTCGTAGTGAGAATTAGAATTCTCGATGAGAGTTTTTATTTCTTCTATACGATTCAGAATATCATCAGCTTCTCCAGCTCCATCTATTATAGTCGTATTTCTTTTTGTAATAGTTACCAACCTAGCAGTTCCGAACCAGTCAGGATTAAAGTTTTCTAACTTCATACCTTTTTTAGGATTTATAGTAGAAGCCCCAGTTAAAATAGCTATATCATCCATATTATCTTCTCGACCATCTCCAAATCCTGGAGCTTTAACTGCGGCAACCTTTAAAGTTCCTCTAGCATTATTTACAATAATACCAGCTAATGCTTCACCATCTAAGTCTTCAGCTATCAATAGTAGTGCTCTGGATTGTGAAATACAATATTCCAAAACTTTTACTAATTCTTTCAAGTCTCTTAGTTTTTTATTAACCGGGAGAATTAATGGACTTTCTAATTGGACTTGCATATTTTGTTGATCATTGATAAAATATGGTGATAAATATCCACAATCGAATTGCATTCCCTCAACGGTTTCTAATGAATCTTCGGCTGTATTAGACTCTTCGACAGTTATAACACCCTCTGCACCTACTTTATCCATAGCAGCAGCAATTAGCTTACCCACGTTTAAGTCATTATTGGCAGATATTGTTGCAACCTGAGTGATTTCCTCATTGCCTTTTACATGACTAGAATAATCATTTAAAGCCGATACGATTCTTTTAACTGCAGTATCTATACCTCTTTTAAGCTCTATAGGACTTTCTCCAGATTCTACTCTGCGATACCCTTCATTCAGGATTTCCTGAGCTAGAACTGTTGCTGTGGTTGTTCCGTCTCCAGCTTCATCATTTACTTGATTAGCTACTTCTTTTATCATTTGAGCACCCGCATTTTCTACAGGATCCTCCAATTCTATTTCTTTAGCAACCGAGACTCCATCTTTGGTAGAAACATATTCACCATAACTTTTTTCTAAAACTACATTTCGACCTTTTGGTCCAAGAGTAGCTTTTACCGAATCACCTAACTTATTAACTCCAATAAGTAATTTTTTACGAGCATTTGCTCCGAATTCTAAATCTTTTGACATATATAACCCTTTATAATACTACATATAATTCTGGTTCGCGAATAATTAAATACTCTTCACCATCTTGTTCAAATTTGTGACATCCATGTTTTGGATAAACTACTTTATCACCTACCGATGTTTGCATATCACCTCGACTTCCATCCATCAAATGGAAACCGGGTCCTACAGCTACTATTTCACCCATCATGGTGGCATCTTGAGCTGTGTCGGGTATAATAACCCCGCCCATTGTAACATCCTGTGCATCAATAGGCTTTAAAACTACTTTGTCTGAAATTGGTTTCATCTAAAACTCCCTTTATTAATTAATAAAACTATATTAAGTGTACTGAGTGGACACTATTTTATTTTAATTGTTCTTGGTTTAGCTTCTGGAGCTATCGGCACTATTATACTTAATAGGCCATTATTCATTTCTGCAGATATTTGTGATAAATCATACTTAGGTGCGATTTTCCAACCCATATTAAAACTTTTTCGAGTTATGCCCCTATGTACATATTCACAGTTGTTCTCGTCAGGTTCTTCTTCAATAGGTTTTTCATAGATAATCCGTAAAGTATTGTCTGCTATATCAATTTTTATATCTTTTTTGTCTAGGCCTACACAAGCTACATCGAAACACAAACAGGAATCACCTACTTTTATATCCACAGGATATTGAGGTTTTACTTCTGTGTGCGATTGAAAATTCGCCATGCCATCAAAAAAGTTTTTGAATAATAAGTCTGTCGGAAACAGACGTTCGTTTAAGAATAAGTTTCTTGTCATAATAATCTCCTTAGATAATTTAATTTTTGTGCCTACTCAGTACACTTTTCTATAACCTTTAATATAAATATAACCATATCGATTAAACTGCTTCCTGTAGCAATCTTTTTTGATATCCCTTATACGAAACTAACATGTCCTGGATTTCAGGAATTAGAGCAAATTCTTCGAGTTGTTCATAAATTTGCTTTTGGAAATAAACATCATAGTCTATTTCGAATATATCTTTCCTAGCATCAATATACTTAAGATCCTCATCATTTAAACAAATAGCTCTTTGCTTATCTTTCTTTTTTAAATCATCTTCACAATTAGATTTTATGTAAAATAAGTATGGATTATCTTTACTAGAAATCTCAGTACCCAATTTGTCATTAGCCCATTTAGATGCTTTAACATGTTGAGGCATTGTTTTAATATATTCAGAAAACGGTTTACTAAAAGCTTTACTAATACCCAATTCTTCGTATGGAATAGTTTCTATTTCTTTACGTATATTAACTAGCCATCCCAAATCTAATTGATCTCTAACCGACATTTCTGCCATTTCATTTAGTTTGCTTTTTAAGAATTCTGGGGTGTCCTTACGGATAATATTCATACCCCTAATTACTTTCTTATTGTTTTTCCGGATAATTCCATAATAACGTTTTTTAGCAGCCCCGAAGTAAATATATTCTAAATCATATTCGAACTTGAGATCCATGTGCTGATATTCGGGATCTATACCTGGATTGTACATTTTAACAAAATCACGCTCCAAATCTTCATTAAAGCCAATTAACTTGGTTTCCATTTCATCTACCGTAGCACCTGCAGACTTAACAAATATAGAATCGGTATCTCCATAAAGAGTTTTGTGACCACGATCTTTGAAGTTTATTATAGCAAACTTAAGAGCTTGTCTTGCAAAGAATGTAATAGCATCTGCGCATTCATAAGAACAAAGTCTAAAGTAATTAAAGCCCATTGCACCATAAGCAGAGTTAAGTATTAGCTTAAATGCCCACTGACGTTTAGTCATAGCATCTATTTGATCCTTAGGTATTTCACCAGCCTTTAACTTTCTATTTATTTCTACACGACGTAAAAATAGACCTTTTAGCATTTGAGGTAGCATGCCTTGCTGATGACTATGGGCATAGAATAGGTAGCGACCACCGAAAAGGTCTGGCTGGTTACCTGTATCTACAAAATCTATATTGTCTGCTTTTAACTGTGAAACTATATCCTCGATATCCAAACCAAGTTCTTTACATGATTGGTCTGAAGCTATGTATGTTTCAGGACTAATATTAAAGGCCATCATGGTTGTTGGATATAGAGAAGTATAATCCATTACAGTTACATCTTCGGATCTACCAGGTTCCGTAGGATCTATAACTATAGCCCCTGTAAATGGTTTACGCTGAGTTGTTCTACGAGTTGGGAATATAAGCTTATTATGATTTTC